GCCAGAAGATTTAGACGTGACGATATGACAAGACCTGCAAGTCCTGCAGGAGCAGATAACACAGTAATAGATGGGAGTAACTAATGTCAATAATATTTAAAAAAGGTTCTAAAAAATTATATGATAAATTTATTAAAAAATTAAAAAATAAAAAAGAAGCTGATAATATTACTAAAGAAAGTAAGTTTAGTAATTTAAAAGAAACAAAAAAAAGTGCAAACAGTATTTTAAAATTACATAAAGATGGAATAATAAATGAAAAAAATGCTATGGAACTAGCTGAATTAAGTGGTGATACTGTTAAAAATAAAATTAAAAAAGAACTTAAAAGAGGAGTTCTTCTTTCTAAAAATCAATTAGATGATTTAAAAAAAGTTAAAAAAACTGTAAGAAAAAAAGTTGGTGGTAGATTAAGTGATGGTACTTCATTTATTAAAAGTTTATATAAGGACAAATTATAATGGTTATTAGTAGAAGTTCAATACCACAACAAATAATGAAACCTGGTCGTAAACGTATAAAAAAATTTAAACAAGGAAAAAGGAGTAGATAAAATGCTAAATTTAAAAGAAAGAGCTAAAGGCAAAAAAACTAAAAGTAAAATAATACCTGATAAAACTATTAAAGTAAAAAAACAAACATCTGATATTATGTCTAAAACTTTAAAAAAAGAAACTAAAGAAGATAAATTAAGAAAATTTCAAAAAATAAAACAAAAAATAAGACCTAAACAAAATCCTTTTATTTCATCTGCAAATCCAGGTGATATACCAATAAAATCAAAAATTAAAAAATCTATTGTAGATGCTAAATCTCCAAGAACAGGAAGAGCAACTAGAACTACAAAACCTGTAACAGGAAATATTGGTGAAATAAAAACAAAAAATAAGTCTAATAAAATTGAAGAAAAAAGACGACAAAGAAAAAGTTTATTAAAAAATATTGGAGAGTTTAAAACTTCAGGACCAACAAAAATACAAGAAGAAAGAAAAAAAAGAGTAAGAAAAACTACTTTTCCAGTAAAGGATAAATCAATAAAAACTTCATCTAAAATTTCAGAAATTGAAAAAGAAAAATTTAGAAAACCAGTTCCTGGTAATAGACCTGGAGCAGTAGATACTTCTAGACCTTCAATTGTTGATAAAAGTAAAAGAGGAAAACCTACAACAACTTTAGATAAAATTAAAACTAGAGCAAAAATGGTTATGGATAATGTAGCTAGAAGTGCAGATAATCTTTATCCTTCTAAACAAGCTAAAGATATTGTTATAAGAAAATCTGTTGGTGGTAGACTTGATGATTTAGGTTATGAAGAAGTTGATAAAAGACCAACTTCTAAAAACAATCGTAGCTATCGTGGATATGGTAAAGCTAGACAAGGAAATTAAATGGCAACTAATAATACGTCAGGCACTTATGACTTTAATTTAGAAATAGGTGACGTTATACAGGAAGCTACTGAGATGATTGGTGGTGAAGTAACTCTTGGTGAAGAACCTAGAAGTGCTAGACGTTCAATTAATCTTATATTAAATGACTGGCAGAATAGAGGTGTTTGTTTATGGACAACAAATACAACTATTGTGAGTATTGCTGCAAGTACATCACAAGTAAGTTTAGGTAGTCATGTAAGTGACGTAATGCAAGTTGTTATTAATAGAGATAATACAGATTTAGAAATGACTCGTATATCGTTTGAGGAATATTTAAAAGTTCCTAATAAAGGACAAACAGGTAGACCTTCACAGTACGCAGTTAAAAGATTTGGTGATAATGTACAATTACATCTATGGTCATTATCAAATGTTAATACTGATAAACTAAAGATTGAAAAGATTGATTATATGCAGGACGTAAATAAATCTGCAATACAAAATGCAGATATGCCAAGAAGATTTTTACCTGCATTAACAACTGGTTTAGCATATTATATGTCATTAAAAAGACCAGGTATATCTGAAGCAAGGGCAAAGTTTTTAAAAGCTGAGTATGAAGAAAGACTTGGCTTTGCAATGACTGAAGATAAAGAACGTGCATCACTTTACATTACACCTAAGATGGGTGTAATATAATGGCAGTAGGAAAAAGAGCAAAAGCAGTATGTGACGTATGTGGATTTGTTTATCCTCATAATGTTATGAAGTTAAACTCTTATGGCTTATTAGTTTGCCCTACTGATTTTGATGGTGCTTATGATGAAAAGAATCATCCACAAAATAAAGCACCTAATGTGAAAGATGACGAAACGATTAGAAACCCAAGACCTACACAAAGCGAAGCTTTTACAACTTGGGAAAATCAAAATACTAACTGGGAAGCAACTACCCAAGATTGGAATATAGTGAGTAATTTAGATGCCTGATTTAACTGGACAAGAAATATCAAATTCGTATAAACGATTAATGCAAGTAAAGACTTCAGCTAATGAAGGAATTACAACTACTCTAAGGACTATTCAGTCAGGTGACAATGCAGACTCACCTTTACAACTCAACAACTCTACATTAAATGTTAATGGTACTTTTGCAATAGGTGGTGTAAACCTAACTGCAACTGTTTCATCTTTGAATGCAACTGCAGATATCTCAGGTGGTGAAGGTTATGTAGTTGTATCAGGTACAAATATTTATAAAAGAACTTTTTCTGCAGGTAATGGTATTACATTAGCAAATGCAGATGGTGTTGCAAGTAATACAGGTATTGCCTTAACAAGTACAATAAGTAATGTTCAAAGCTTTGGTGCTTCAGCAGTTTCAGCTACAACATTAGACGTAGCAAAAACTATTACTTCTTCAATTGTAAGTGCAGTAGATATAAGAGGAGCAACTGTAAGTGCAACAACTTTAAAAGCAGCTAATGCAACAATTGTAAGTACAGTATCAGCAGCTTATTTTGTAGGTGATGGTTCAGGTTTAACAAATGTTCCTTCTGCTGAAGGTGGTACAACTAAACATGTTAAACCAGGAACAGGTCTTGCAGCAACTGTTAATGGTGCGTCAGCAACAACGATTACAGTTAGTGGTACATTAAATGTTAATCCTAATCAATCTTTTGGTACAGTTTCAGTTTCAACAGGTTTAGTTGTTCCACAAGGAGCAATAACTTTTTCAGTACCAGTAAGTGGTACTTCAGCAGTCTTTACAGGTAATGTATCAGCAGCTAATGTTTATGCAGCAACAAATGTATTTGTAGGTGGTACAGCAGTACCAACAGCAGCAAATGTAGCTGCAGTATCTGCATTAACTTCAGTTAATAAAGCTGATATAGCTACAAATGTGGCAGCAATCACTTCAGCAAACACAGTTATAGCTGCAGTATCTGCGTTAACATCTGTAAATAAAGCAGCTATTACATCTATAAATGGTATTATAGGTGATGGTGGTAATTATGCAACAAGTGCTGAACTAGCTACAGTATCTGCAGCATTAGCTACAAGTATAGGAAATAGTAATACCAATATAGCTGCAGTTTCAGTTTTAACTTCAGTAAATAAAGCTGATATTGCAACAAACGTAGCAGCTATTACTTCAGTAAATACAGTAATAGGTGCAGTGTCTGTACTTACAAAAACAAACTTAGATGCTATTACTTCAATCAATACAGTTGTAGGAACTGTTTCATCAACTCTTGCAACAAGTATTGCAAATGTTTCATCAACTATGGCTACTTCCATAGGTAATTCAAATACTAATATTGCTGCAGTATCAGTATTAGCTTCAGTAAATCTTGCAAGAATAGTTGCAACTTCAGCAGCTTTAGCAACAAGTATTGGAACAAGATTACCATTAGCAGGTGGTACTATAACAGGTACAGTATCTGCTCAATCAGTTTATGTAAGTGCATTAGGTGCAAATACTTCAGCAACCCTTGGTAAAAGAATTAGAGTAGATGGAGCTGCAATAGCTGACATTGTAAGTTTAACTGATGGTTCAAATATATCAGTTGACTTTAATGCAGGTCAAAACTTTGCAGTACAATTAGCAGGTAATAGAACAATAGATAATCCTACAAATTGTGTTCCTGGACAAACAGGAAGTATATTTGTAATACAAGATGGAACAGGTAGCAGAACTTTATCATTTGGAACTAACTATAAGTTTCCTGGAGGAACTGCTCCAACATTATCAACAGGTGCTTCAGCATGTGACAGAATTGACTATATTACATTTACGTCAACAAATCTACATGCAGTAGCCACATTAAATGTAAGTACAGCATAATGGCAATATTTCAAAATAATTTATTAGCAGGTGCAGGAGCACAAAGTAGTGACAGTACACATACAATAGACCAATCAATCAGGTTTAATGATAACGATAGTCCCTTTATGTCTAGAACTCAACAATCAGGAACTCAAACAACTTGGACAATAAGTTGTTGGGTTAAAATTGGTAATATGCCAGGGGATTTTACAATCTGGTCAGTACATACTGGTTATCAATCTTTTGCTCAAATAAGGTCAAGCACAGGATTAGAATTTGCAGTAGGTAATGGTTCGTCAAGTGCTTCACTTCATGATATTACAAGACTTTTCCGTGACCCATCAGCTTGGTATCATTTGGTTATGGTTTTTGATTCTACAAATGCTATCTCAAGTGAAAGAGCAAGAATTTATGTTAATGGTCAAAGAGAAACTAGCTTTTCAACACTTGGAAGTTGGGCAAAAGATTATGCTTCAAATGTTGGTAGCACACAAACAATGTATATTGGTGAACAAGGTACTGGTGGTAATCATATGGATGGTTACATCGCTGAATTTGTCCAAATTGATGGACAAGCACTAGAACCCTCTAGCTTTGGTGAATACAATAGTTCAGGAATATGGGTTCCCAAAAATGTAAGTGGACTGACATTTGGAACTAATGGTTGTTATATTAAGGGTGAAACAGCATCAGATTTGGGCAACGATAGTTCAGGTAATAATAATGATTTTACCACAAGTGGACTTGTAGCATCTGACCAAGTTCTTGACTCACCTACGAATAATTTTGCAGTTTATAATATTTTATATAATGTAGGTGATGTTGATTTTCCAACATATAGTGAGGGTAATCTTTCTGTTGATTTTAATTACTTTGGAAAAAGGTCTCCAGTATCTACTTTTGCATTACCTACCGATTCAGATGCTTATTGTGAATTTTATATAAAAACTTCAGCTTCAAGTGTTCATAATTCTGGTGTGGGCATAGGTCAAGGAGATGCTAATAATGCTGGTAATGTTGCTTTAACTAATGGTGTTACATATAATTTTAATGGCTATAAAATGATTGGAGGTACAGCTACACCTTTTGGCAATACATATACTGCTGGAGATATTATTGGTGTGTATTTTGACCTATCTGATAATGAAGTTGATTTTTATAAAAATAATACATTAGAGGGTTCAATAAGTTTATCTACTTTATCAGGTGATTTATTTTTTTTAGTAGCAAATAATGCAACTGACCAACAAGTAATAATAGCAAACTTTGGTCAAGATGATACTTTTGCTGGTAACAAAACAAGTGGA